AAAATCAGGTCAAGAAGATGCTATTAAGGAAATAGACGAGTATAAAAAATCACTGCTAAAACTATTGGAGGAATAAAATAACAGAAAGGAATAAATTATGCAATACATATTAACAGAACAAGAATATAGAGCTTTGACCCCTATTAGTGAGGTAAATAAGCTCAAAGAAGAAGTACAGCTTCTTAATGATAAAGTTATGGAGCTTAGTGAACATCCATGTGGAAGTGGCGCAGATTATAGAAGTGTAACCTTTTATTGTGATGATTGTCCGATTGGTGCGTTTGGAACCGGAACTTGCACAAAGAGTCAACAATATTCTAAATAACACTCAAAATACAGTCTGTAATGAATAAAAGCAAAAGGCGGGTTGCAAAGCCGCCTCCTGTTTATTTTAGATGGGTACACACTCTGTCACGTATTCAATTAACTAATAACTGTCACTTACGAGATTGAAAAATGCTTCCCATCCTACCGTCTAATTGATTTTGGACATCCATATAGCCCCACGGTAGTAAAGCTATAGGAGTCCTTTTAAAATTATGTTTTTCATAAAAATAAAATTAAGTCGCTTGCACCGTGCAAACGACATCCAAAAGTAACAATTTAAAATAATATGGCAAAAATTTATGTAGCAAGTAGTTGGAGAAATGTATTTCAACAGGACGTTGTAGATATTCTCCGTGATTTAGGACATGAGGTTTACGATTTTAAGAATCCCCCACATGGTAATGGTGGTTTCCAATGGTCTGATATAGATCCTGATTGGCAGAACTGGACAACAGAGCAATATAGAGAAGCGCTTAATCACCCAATTGCGCAGAAAGGTTTTGATTCGGATTTCAACGGTATGCAGTGGGCTGATGTCTGCGTTATGGTTCTCCCTTGTGGTCGGTCTGCTAACACAGAAGCGGGTTGGATGAAAGGTGCAGGTAAAAAGGTGATGGTTTATTCTCCGAAAAAGGAAGAACCGGAACTTATGTATAAGATATACGATTTTGTGAGTGATAGCATATTTCGTATCAATGATGAGATAATTGGAGTATAACTGTTTTAGTAATGAACATCGGAATATTAGCAGTTGACAGTAATTATCCTAATCTAGCTTTGATGAAGATAAGTGCATGGCACAAGGCAAGAGGCGACAATGTGGAATGGTATAACCCTTTGTGCTCATACGATAAAGTTTATTCGGCAAAGGTATTCTCCTTTACTCCAGATTATGGCTATTACATCAATACCAATCAGATTGAGAAAGGTGGTACAGGGTATGACATAAGCAAGGTTCTTCCAGTAGAAGTTGATAAAATAGTTCCCGACTATAACCTGTATAATATTGATAAGAATCTGGCTTATGGCTTCCTTACCCGTGGCTGTCCTAATCGTTGCAAATGGTGTGTCGTTCCTGCCAAAGAAGGCAACATAACTCCATACATGGATATAGAAGAAGTATCTGCCGGGCGAAAGAACGTAATACTCATGGATAACAATGTACTTGCATCCGATTATGGATTACAACAGATTGAAAAGATTGTCTCCATGGGCGTACGAGTAGACTTCAATCAGGGCTTAGATGCTCGCTTGGTAACAGACGACATCGCCCGGCTACTGGCAAGAGTAAAGTGGATGAAGCGCATACGGTTCGGCTGTGACACACCGGGACAGATTGCCGAATGTGAGCGTGCCACAGCTTTGATTGACAAGTACGGGTACAAAGGCGAATACTTCTTTTATTGTATCCTGCTCAGTGACTTCAAAGAATCGTTTGAGCGTGTCAATCATTGGAAGAACAAAGGCGGTCGGTTCTTACCGCATTGCCAGCCTTATAGGGATTTGAATAATCCACGTCAAATTATTCCTCAATGGCAAAAGGATTTAGCCGGATGGGCTGATAAGAAGTGGGTGTTTAGAAGCTGTGAATTTAAAGACTTTACTCCTAGAAAGGGTTTTAAGTGTAGGGAGTATTTTCAAAAATAAGATTTAATCTTTAGGATTTTATGTTGAACCTAGGTGTGTCTTTAAACAAGATGCACCTTTAGTTTTTGTGATGATGAGAAAAATGATTGTAACCGGCAGTGAGGGATTTATTGGTAAAGCCCTTTGCCGAGAATTAGCTAAAAGGGATGTCGAAGTCATAGGACTTGATCGAAAGTCTGGTATTGAAGCCACAAAAGTATGTGAGCTCCTGAAAAATGGGGGTATTGATTGTGTGTTCCATTTGGCGGCGCAAACTAGTGTGTTTAATGGAAACCTGGAACAGATCAGGAAGGATAACATTGATACTTTCATGCGAGTAGCTGATGCATGTAACCAGTATCATGTGAAGTTAGTATACGCCAGTTCGTCAACGGCGAATCCGGAGAATACCACTTCCATGTATGGAATAAGCAAGTATTTCGATGAACAGTATGCATCTATCTATTGTAAGGCTGCGACCGGGTGCCGGCTGCATAATGTATATGGACCTAATCCGCGAAAAAGAACTCTTCTCTGGTTCCTGATAGAAAAGGAAAACGTGTCTTTATACAATTGTGGTCAGAATATCCGGTGCTTCACTTACATAGATGATGTCGTCGAAGGGCTTATTTATGCGGTGGGCTGTAACCGGCAGCTTATCAATATTTGTAACGTCCAACCTGTGACTACTATGTATTTTGCATCTTTAGTAAAATACTACAAACCGCTTGAAATAGAGTTGATTAATAAAAAACGAGATTTTGACAATTTGGAGCAATCGGTGAACCAGGATATCTATTTAGTACCTTTGTCCTATACGTCAGTCGAGGACGGAGTAAAAAAGGTATTCGCCATGCGGAGAGAGGATAATTCTCAAAAAAATGCGGGGGCGGAGAAATAGAAATCCTTTGAATGTACAACCATTCTAATTTATTCCTGCATGTTGAGTAACTATCATTGTTTCTTCATGCAGGAATTTAATAATTTGAAGCTATGAGTAGAGAGAATGTATTAACATTGAAACAAGAGAAGTTCTGTCAATATTACGTTGATATTGATGGCAACGCAAGTGAAGCATACCGGATGGCTTACGACTGCACTAAGATGAAGCAGGAGAGCGTTTGGCGCAATGCTCATGCCCTTATGCAGAACATCAAGGTTACATCAAGGATAAAAGAGATAAGAGAAAAGAGGGCGAAAGAATCTGAAGTTAAACGTGAGACTGTGGAACGTGTGCTGATGGATATCATAACTTCTGATCCTAATGACTTGTATATTGTCGATGAGCTAACAGGTAAGGTAAAGATGAAAAGTCCATCGCAGCTTCCAAAGCGTACACGCAATGCATTGAAGAAGATTCAGAATAAGAGAGGAGAAGTTGTCTATGAGTTCAACGGTAAAACAGAAGCCGCTCGTTTGCTTGGTGCCTGGAATGGATGGGAAGCCGATAAGAATGTCAATATCAAAGGTGGAGACGGAAATAAAGTCGGTGAACTTCGTATCGGATTTGAAGATAATGAGAATTCGGAAGAATAGAACAATTTGAACTGCAAAATCCGGTATTCATCCTACGGAGAAACCTTACTTTTAGAACAATATGGTTATAAATTATAAGAAGCTAAATCCTAACGGATTCTATCTATTGAAGTACTTGAATGATGAGACTATCCGTTTTATCATTCTCTATGGAGGTTCATCTTCCGGTAAGTCGTATAGTGTGGCACAAACAATACTGATACAGACATTACAGGATGGTGAGAACACTCTTGTCATGCGTAAGGTAGGAGCTTCTATTCTCAAAACCATTTATGAAGATTATAAGGTCGCTGCGATCGGTCTTGGCATCTCCCATTTGTTCAAATTTCAACAGAATACTATTAAATGTCTGGTAAATGGTGCGAAGATAGATTTCTCCGGTCTTGACGATCCGGAGAAGATAAAAGGTATCTCTAACTATAAGCGAGTTCAGTTAGAGGAATGGTCAGAGTTCGAGCATCCGGATTTCAAGCAGCTACGTAAGCGTTTGCGTGGTAAGAAAGGGCAGCAGATTATTTGTACCTTCAACCCGATTAGTGAAAGCCATTGGATAAAGAAAGAGTTTATTGATAAAGATAAATGGCATGATGTACCGATGACGGTTACCATTGCCGGCAAAGAGTTGCCGAAAGAACTTACCAAGGTCAAATCCGTAAAGAAGAATGCACCCAGGCAAATACTTAATCTTCGTACTAAGCAAATCGAGGAACAGGCACCTAATACAGTTATTATCCAATCTACCTATTTGAATAATTTTTGGGTGGTCGGTAGTCCTGACGGTGCGTATGGTTTCTATGATGAGCAATGTGTTGCCGACTTTGAGTATGATAGAGTTCACGATCCGGACTATTACAATGTGTACGCATTGGGAGAATGGGGTGTCATTCGTACCGGTAGTGAGTTCTTCGGTTCCTTCAATCGTGGCAAACATTCCGGTGAACATAAGTATGTTCCGGACTTACCTATTCATATCTCTGTCGATAACAACGTGCTTCCGTATATCAGTGTATCATATTGGCAGGTCGATTTCACAACTGGTACCAAGGTTTGGCAATTCCATGAAACGTGCGCTGAAAGCCCAAACAATACAGTAAAGAAAGCCTCCAAACTTGTTGCAAAGTATCTGAAATCTATCCAATATTCTGATAGGTTATATGTACATGGTGATGCATCAACGAAAGCGGCAAACAGCATTGACGATGAGAAGCGTTCCTGGATGGACTTATTCATAGATACATTGCAGAAAGAAGGATTCGAGATTGAAGATAAGGTAGGCAACAAGAATCCGAGTGTTGCCATGACCGGTGAGTTTGTTAATGCCATTTTTGATTGTACTGTTCCCGGTATAGAGATATACATTGACGAATCATGTTCGGTATCTATTGAGGACTACATGAGCGTACAGAAAGATGCTAACGGTGCCATTCTTAAAACTAAGGTCAAGAATAAAACTACCTTGCAGACTTATGAGGAGCACGGGCACCTGTCTGATACGTTCCGATATGTCGTTGTGGATTTGTGTAGTGAGCAGTATATAGAGTTTAGTAACCGGCGAAAAAGAAACTTGTATGCTTGTAATGGCACTATTAATTTCTTCAATCCAGATACCGAATGTAAATACACTAAGAAGATTCTATATGTGATGCCGAATGTTAATGGGAAATTTGTCCTTATACAAGCGTTTAGATGTGGAAATAAATGGCATGTTGTTGATGTCGTATTTATGGATACTACTTCAACAGAAGATATACGTTCTTCTATTTTGTCCCATGAATCTGATTCATGTGTAATTGAATGTACAGATGCTTATTTCCCTTTTATCCGGGAACTCCGTTCTAGTACAAACAAGGAGATTCGTGTAATGAAAGAGTTTCCGGATGTAGATAAGCGTATTGCTGCAACATCTGATTATGTGAAAAATAGTATTCTTTTTTCTGCATCAAAAGTAGAATCTGATACGGAATATGTTGCCTTCATGAATAA